GTAGGACCTTGAATACCTTGATCGCCTTTTTCACCAGTAGGACCTTGAATACCTTGATCGCCTTTTTCACCCGTAGGACCTTGAATACCTTGAACGCCTTTTTCGCCGGTAGGACCTTGAATACCTTGATCGCCTTTTTCGCCAGTATGTCCACGAGGACCAGTTGGGCCACCGCCTACAATTGCACTTAATGGTATAGATTCATGAGGAAACAAAATATTACCATTTACAGATAAATCACCAGATATAAATACATCTTTATTGAAACTAGCATCGCCATCAACAAATAAACGTCCATTCATAGACAAATCTTCAGCCACAATCAAAGTATAATTGGTAGTTTCGGTATTAATAATATAATCATTTGTAATTTTGTCTGCTTTTAAGTTACCAACAATAGTAACGTCACCATTAAAAGAAGCATCTCCATTCACAAATAATCGTTGGTTCAAAGACAGATCATCATTTACTGTTAATTTATCATTTACAGTAACATCACTGTTAAAATTGATAAATTCAACATTTACTTTATTGTTTGCATTGATTAACGTTTGTCTATTATTCATTTGTGATTGAATATTACCACTAACCCCACTTAAATGCCCCAATTCAACAGCACTAACCCCATTTACGTTTCCATTAAAAGAAATATCACCATCAACTTCTAATTGTTTACTAGGTTCAGTAACACCAATACCCAGTTTGCTTCCCTCATGTAATATCAAATTTTTATTGTTGTCTATAGTAAATTGTCCACTAAATGTAACATCACTGGTTATATCTATAAATCCAGTAGGACCGATTTGACCTGTAGGTCCAATAGCACCATCCGTACCGACATCACCTTTTGCACCAGTATGTCCACGTGCCCCCGTTGGACCATCATTACCCCCACCGATAACTGCACTTGAAGGAATCGAATTATCAGGGTATTGAGCATAAAAGTTACCACAAATATCTACATTGGCGTTCATAGAAACATCACCATGAACATACAAGCGTTGATTCATAGAAACATCGCCTTCCCTAACAGTAAGGTCGCCTGAAACGTCTAAAAAACCCTTTAGATAGGTTTGCTTAAATTTGTTAGATATACTACCAAAATGTAACCAAGACATTTAACCTTTCGCTATATAATATTTATGGACAAAAAATAAAATAAATATAACCTTATAAAAAAAATCATCATATTATATATTTAGAATGTTCGAAGAAGATAAAATTAGTGATATCACTGATACTGAAAAACAAGAAAAACAAGAAAAACAAGAAAAACAAGAAGAAAAGTTAAAAAAGAATCATCAAAAAAAAATAGAATGGTCTCCTGAAAATGAAGAAATTATGGTAGAATGGTGCGATGTAGCGCAATGTTATAAATGGTTAAATAATCGTGCTCATATTGGTTATTCAAAACAACATGCTTGGTATACAATTCCTGCTATTATTTTATCTACAGTTAGCGGTACAGCATCATTTGCGCAAACAAGTCTTCCAGTACAAGCCCAACATTATGCACCTGTGGTAATAGGTACAATCAATATTTTTATTGGTATTTTAACCACTATCCAACAATATTTAAAAATCTCAGAATTAAATGAATCTCATCGTGTATCTTCTATTGCATGGGATAAATTTGCTAGAAATATTCGTATAGAATTAGCAAAAAAACCAGAAGAACGTTTAGACGCAGGAACCTTTTTAAAACATTGCCGTGATGAATATGACCGTTTAATGGAAACTAGTCCAAGTATATCAGAACATGTAATCCGTTCATTTTATGCTGCCTTCCAAGGCAAAGAAGGTTCTGAAAAAAGAAGAATATTCGAAGAATTAAAAAAACCCGATATATGTGATACCATAGTAACTTCAAACAATACAAGACATAAATGGTATTTACATATTAAAGATGAAAATGAAGATGACCATCAAAAGGAAGATTTCATTATGAAACAAAGTAGAATATTAGAACAAACAGAAAAGAAATTAATAGAAGTATCGCAAACTCAAGAACAAACAGAAAAAGACCGAATTCGTCGTCATCATGATAAAATGGAAAAAACCAGAAAAGAAGAAAACACTACAAAACAAAAATATCAAACATCTTGTGTTAAAATTAATAAACATATACGTAATTTCTATGATATGTATAGTCGTAAACCATTAAAAGATGAATTATTGGACAACTTAAAAGATGATATTGATGAAGATGAATTAATGAAATATTTAAGTAATTATAATGAAAATGGTGATTTAAATAATGTGTAAATTATAATTTAATAATGATGAAATTATAATTCAACAAAAAGGTTTTTATCATAAATACCTATCATTTTTTGATTTTGATGAATAAAATAAAAAATATTATATTTTTCACTTAAGTCAGTAACATTTGAATGATTTTCATCAGCATTTTCATGTATATCTTGAAGAACTGGAATATCTGGTGTAACAAATAAAGCAAATCTTTTAATATTTATATCATCAATCAATGGCTTTTCTGAAAAAAGATACATATATCCAAACAAATCATGTTCTACTTTTTCAGTGATCAAAGATACTTTATCATTTTCTTTTAATACATTTTGATAACTGTTATTTTCATAATCACATAGGTATCCTGACGTGGGGTTCTCAATATTGTTATTAAAACGGTCCTTTATATTTGATAAAAATGGATAATCATTAAATAGATGAACACTGTTAGTTTCTATAGATTTGTTATATAGAGAACCTACTATTAAATCATTAAGTAAACCCTTGTAAAATCTATTGTTCTCGTCGTTATTAACTACTATATTTAATTTGGAACAGTCGAAAAAGACAAATATATCATTTTCATGATTAATGAACCCACGATAACTATTTACACCATCTGTGTGTGATAATTTTGTATTATACTTGAATGTTTCTATCGCTTGTTCGAGAAAAATAGTATCAATGGTATTATTCATATCAGTATTTATTTCAGATGGATCTGGAAAAAACCATGAGGAGGAGTTATCCGGTTGAACAATATTTTGAAAGAGGTCTTTTAATAAAACTGCTTCGGGAAATTGGAATTGTCCATTTTTGTAAACAAAATGATATTCTACAAAAGGTGTTTGTAAATGTTGGTTCATTGAAAATAAACATAATTTTAAATGATAATCTTGAGAAAAATCTCGTTCATTACTAAATTCTTTGGATAAAATATCATCATCAAGATATTTGTAAAACAATTCTTCTTTATCCATACTATTATTTATACGAGAATATATTTCATCTGATTCTGAATGAGAACCAATATAAATATCTGAAACAGGGTTTATGTTTTTATTATTCATAAAATATTTAAGTATATAATCTTTCAACTTATCCATATCAGTGTTCATTGTTATATATATAAACAGCTGAAAAAAACTTAAATTACTTTATTAAATAATATAAAAAAATATTCATAATGATATTATAAAGTGATTTATATTTAGTTAGTGAGTAGTAAATATGTACGATAATAATGAAGTTAGTGATGATTGGATTGATACTAATAGTGTTTCTTCTTTGGGTGAAGAAACCGTAATGTCCAAGACGAAAGATAAGGTGTATTACAAAGTGAATGGAATTGTTGATAAGGGATACCGCAAGATTAAGAATGGAAAAAAAAACAAGTCGTTGGAATATTTTGTAACAAATGGAACAGTCGGTAATCAGATTCGTGATGCAATTAGTGGAACACGTTACAATTATTTTGTAGGTTCGAATGACGAAGATTTTTTCTTTAAGGTAAAATATTATGATAATAACATTAAATGTGATGAAAATACATTGTTTTTTAGTTCACCAGAGGATTGTGAACGCCTATTAAAGATAAATGTTTCTCAAAAGGTAAAAGAAACATGGTACAATCGGATGAATAAGTTTCAACAACAAAATAATCAGGACATAGCATCAGTATATTAATTGGTTAGTAGGAATAAATATATTAGGACCAATATATGAAAAAATGATATAAAAATTTTTTAGATATTTATGTAAATGGAAATATCGTTAACCCCAGATACATATCAACCAATAGTAAATAATAGAGGAGAATATGTAGATAAAATACCAGCAATAAAAACAGGATTATATTGTGTATGTGGAACAAGGAAAGAAAAAGTATATGAAAATGAAAATAAATTTGGTGCACATATAAAGACAAAAAAACATAAAAAATGGTTAGACATGTTAAATGATAATAAAGCGAATTATTATGTAGAATTAATAAAAAATAAAGAATTATTGGAAGAACAAAGGAAAATAATAGGAAGATTAGAAGTGCAACTGCAGCAAAAGGAGTTAACTATCCATTATTTAACACAACAACTAGTATGTGTTAATAGTATGAATGATAAAGTCGGAGATTTATTGGACCTAAATTAGAATTTACGAAATATTATCAATTATTTTTTGATAATAATTGTCGCAGGTATGGTATAACATGCTCCAACGAGTGAATATAGAGTAATGACCACATGTGTGTGTTTTGCTGAGATAAATATTTAGCATATAATTATTTTATGACGAATAAAAATATACTCTTATAATATTTTATACTAATATAATATATTATATAATGAACGATGAACCTATACCATTAATAGCATACGTTTTAGTAACGATAACATCATTTGTTTTAGCATATGCTTCTATAGATGATAAAGCAACTACAGAAGAACCAAAACAGGAAGAAACTATACCAGTCGCTATACCCGTTGTTGAAGAAGAACAAAAACCTAATATATTGAGTAATTTAGTGCCTTCAGCATCAGACCCAGAGGAACAAGACCCAGGTACAATGAGTAATTTAATGCCTTCAGTAGAAAACCCTGAAGAACCAAATAAAATAGGTGGTAAAAAGAACAAAACATCATCAAATAAAAAGAAGCAATATAAAAAATTGAATAAATCTAAGAAATCTAAAAAATCTAAGAAATAAAGTATATTTAAAATTATAATGAGCTTTTATAATTTTAACGAAAATGAGAAGTTAAATGTAGAAGAAAAAATAACAGAACTAATGAGAACAAATACATACAAATATGTATACATATCAATTGGTTCCAAACATAATAAAGATTGTTTAATGGATAATAATGGATGTAGTTATTCAAATGCATATTTACAAATGCTTCCAACGTTTTTGTTTAATAAACAAGATAATGAAAATATATTAGTTATTATATTTGATCGTTTTGAAACGGAAAATAATTTAAAAAAAAATAAAATGATATTAAAGCAAAGAATATGCAAAAATATGGATATTATAGTAATGAATATTTTATGTAATGCCGAAATATTAAAACGTTTTATTCCATTCATGTGTACTTTACTTAGTGAAAAAGAAATAGAACCCACTAATACAATTATAGCAAATTATGTAAAATTTGCAAATGTTCCTAATCAAATAGAAGAATTATACCAACAAGTAATACCGAATACAATAAATAATGAACTTAAACAATTTCCAGAGTATGTTGATAGTTTTTATCAATGGTTTGGTTATGAACACAAAACTTTATACAATATGATATATCGTGAAAGTGGTTTCGATGCATTTTCACGAAATTATATTTTAACACAAGTATCTTTGTTTTTAAATGACCCATATAGTAATGATTGTAAATTTACTAGAATACATAATTATAAGAATATTTTATCTCAGATAATTGATCTATCATGTCCAATGTATTTAGAAAACGAAATGTTTATAAACCTGAATGAGTTTTTAGTTTATTAGATTCCAATAAACACACGTTAATAAAATCTCTTAATTCATTCACGTCAGAAGTCATTAAAATATGGTCGGGTGCAATCATAGACAAATTATGCTTTTTATAACATAAAATAGCTGGAATAGTATTCACTATTTTTTTACTTTTTAAAAATGCATATAAATCAAAGCAGTCGTCAACATCTAATATTCCACATTGAACATTGTAGGGCATATTGTTAAAATATTTATTTATGTCTTCTTCAATTAATTTACAGGGTCCACACCATTCTGCACCAAATTTCAATACTAGTAATCCCGGATTGTTTTCTAACAAAGGCATCAAATCGTTTCGAGATTCTATTTCAGTAATTATTGGAAGACTACTCATTATATATAATAGAACAAATATTTTTATATAATTTTATTTATGTAAAAATAGTAGAATTATAGTATCTCAAAATATTATAATTATATTTTCTAAAGATGTCCACCAAAAATCATAATTTGAATATTCACATGTACAATTTCCAAGAATTATTAGACTTGTTTAATTTACAACACAATTTTAGTTTAGCTGAATTAAAACAGGCAAAAAAAGTAGTGTTGCGAACGCATCCCGATAAATCAAAATTACCTTCAGAGTATTTTTTATTTTATAAAAAGGCATTTGAAGTGGTCGTTAATTATTATGAAAATAATCACAAACAAAATACTGCAGTTCCAGATAAAAAAATTATATATGAAACGAACAATAGTCATTATGATGACGAAACGAACAAACGTGTTTCTAATGTGATTAATAATATGAATGCGAAAGATTTCAATTCCAAATTCAATAAAATTTTTGATAAAGAAATGGTATCCAAAATTGATACAGAAAAAAACAAATGGTTTCAAGAAGATAATTCACTATATGATACAGATGAAAAGGTAAATGCGAATAATATAGGAGATGTTTTTAATAAAATGAAAACCCAACAACAAGGTATTGTGAAATATAATGGTGTGCAAAATTTGTTTATAAACAGTAATAGTGGAACTCAATTATATGATGATGAAGAAAGTGATGAATATGTAACAACTGACCCTTTTAGTAAATTGAAATTTGATGATTTACGAAAAGTACACAAAGACCAAACTATTTTCGCAGTAAGTGAAAAAGATATTTCCAAAGTTCCTCAATATTCTTCAGTAGATCATTATTCGCGTGAACGTAATAGACAATCACTAACGCCACTGGAAAAACAACAAGCACAAAAATTATTACATCAACGAGAATTAGAACAACAAAAAAAAATATCTCAAAAAGAATATCAATCCAAATTGCAAACTATGAATTATACTGAAAAGAATAAAAATGTTTTGTCTACCTTTTTGCGCATTAAAAATTAGGTAAATTTCATAGAAGGTCGTTGTAACCATTTTTTTTCCATATCCAACATCAATCCTTGATAATTCACTTCTTTTTCTTCAATATCACTATAACTTTCATATTGTATAACTGTAGGCGGAACTAACATAACAAATATATTTTCTTTTTGTAAACGTAACCAATATTTATCCAAAGCATAATGGAATTTATTAGTAGGATTAGCCATCAAATTTCTAGCACTTTCTTTAAAATTGTTTATTAACGTGCTATAATAATGTTTTTTTACAATATATCCTGTTGTTGTTTGACTATGAAATACACGAATACAATCATCGGTTATTTTTTGATATGGAGGTACAGTGTTTCCGCCGACTATTAATACATCCCAATCTGTTTTTATTTTTACAAAATTTTGTATTTTTTCTTTATATAGTGTCGGGTCTAAAAACAGTATATCATCTTCGCAAATAAATACATGTTCATAATCTCGTTTTTGAGCTAGTTCCAAACATTTAATATGACTCATCGTACAACCAACTGCACCATTTTCCAATTTTACTGCTTTTACTCGTTCAGCATCTATATCCATTTTTTTCAACTCATTAGTAACGTGTTCTAACCTGTCTGTTCTACTATCTAAATTGATATATAATGTATGTTTGAATAAGTCCATATATTATATTATTCATTATTTTTAAGTATGTTTGATAGTTGTTCTTTAATCATTTCTATTTCATTATTTATTTTGGTAACTTCATTATTTAATTGAGAATATTGATTATGAATTATAGAAACATCTTCTTGGTGCATAGTAAACGTTTCCATCGCTTCTTCATTATCAAAATAAATATTAACACCACCCCACGAAACCTGTTTTTGTTGAGATGTTGTCTCCTTTTTGGAATTAACAATTGTTTCTGTTTCTTTTTCTATACTAACATCTGTTGAATTATCTATATTTAATTTCAATGGATTATCATTCGTTAAAGGTGGTGGTTTAAATTGTTGTATATCTAATTGCCGTTCTTCTTGTTGTTTTTTGATTAATTCATCCATATTTTGGATAGCACCGTCTTCTACTTTGGTAGAAAAATCAATATCTTGCGGAACCTCTCTTTTAACCATATCTTGATACGTCTGTTGGCGTTGATCATATTGTTCTTGAAATATATCAGATTTATTTTCTTTAATCACGGGTGGTGTATTAATTTGATTATAAGTTGATTGTTGTATGTCTGGTTGTATAGGTGCTGGTTGTTGTATATGTGGTTTGTTTCTATCTTTAATATTTTGTAACATATACGCCAAAGTTTGTTTATTTAATTCTTTTAAACCTTCATATGTTAATATTTTATGTTGATTATCAAAATATATTTTTTCAATAATACTTTTAAACCAGCTTTCTTTATCAGCTGGTGATAACATATAAAAAAAATTTGTAATATATTGATTATTGGATATGATATTCCATAATAATTTTTGATTATCTGGATTAATGTATAAGTTCATTAACAATATAATGACTTCCTGTTTATATTGTTAATTTTGAGTAAATTTATTTATGTTTAGGTTTGTTTTTATTCGTTTTATTACGTTTTCCCTTTTTATTCATTTTACCATTTTTTTTTGATTTTCCACCAACTACGGTTTTGGTTTCTTGTTTTGGCTTTCCTTGATCAACACCAAATATAGTAAATTCTTTACGAATAGGTTTTAATAATTTTACGTCTTTTCCTTCTGCACGTTTCTTTTCTTTTTCTTCTTGAGACAAACTATCGAATTGGACATATTCAATATGATTTACCAATTGTTTAATATAACCTTCTACGCTATCCATATTGGAATAAGGGAAATTATCTGATTTCATATTTACATCCATACTGGAAATCATCTTATTCTTGCTATTGGGTTTATCACTTGGCCATATAGTTAATGTGGTTTTTACAGTTGGGTCTTTTATAACGGTTAAATTATTATAGCTCTCTTTTAAAATGCATTCTAATTCATTAATAACGTAAGAACCGTAATAAAATAAAGGGTCAACAGTATATCTTTGAATTTTATTTAATAAACTGCCTTTATTTCTAAAATTCTTAATAACGGTGCCGATATTCTTTAATTTTGTTTTACGTTTTTCTTCATCATCATCTTTATGTAAATTTTGTTTTTCGATATCTTCTATTAATTGATGATATCGTTTTTGTTCAAATTTATCTTTATTAGACATTTATATTATAAAGATAAAATATTATTTGTTAAAATATTTTTCACGATATTCAAAGACTACGTCGTCTGGTATTCGTTTGTTGGAAAAATAATCTATTTTTTCTCGGCGATTTTTTAATTTTTGTTTGTTTGTTTTTTCCATAAGCATAGTAACAATAAAATATAAAGAATACATACCACATTCTGAATTACCTTTTTGATGTTCTATTTTATTATTATAAAAAACCAATTTGGGTCGTTTTAATTCATTATTTTGCTCAGTGATACGTTTTACCAAATCATTCACTTCTTTGGGTATAGTCATAGAAGCACTGTCCATATAATAAATAAAATTGTCTTTTAAATCAATAAACATTGACGTCCAATGTGAACCGGATTGATAATGTTTATCTAAATTAAAGACGACGCCTATTTTATTGTATCCATCTTGTATTGTCTTTTCTAATGAAAAATCACACAATTCTTGTTCAACGCAAGTATGAAAAATATCGACAGAACTATCAAAATCTATCGGTGCTGGTCCTATAAAGCGAAAATTGGGATATTCAAATTCATATTGCTCTAACACATGAATAATATCACGACCATATAACCATGTATTTGGGTGTTCTTTCCATTCATTTGGTTGTTTTGGTGCGAAATAATATTTATTAATTTTTGCTACAAGTTTATCATTTTTAATATGTTTTAGCCAACACTGCTCATTTTTACAATCTGGTATTTTTTTATTTAATTCGTGCCATATTTTTTTGGGTTTGTTACTTTCTATATTTATTTCATCACTATGTTGATTAATAATTTCTTTTAACTGAAATAATGTTTTATCATCAAAGCAACTATATTTTAATGTTTTATTTCTTTTAATAGGGCCACAATGTAATTTATTTAATTTATTATTTTTTCTTGTTTTATTATTTACCATGTATAAATTACCTAGATATTATATTTAGATCTTCTTAATTATTTGTTCACTACTCCAATAAGATTTTCTTGGTAAATTATCATCGAAATTTGTAAATATTGTATCGTCTGATTGTTGATAATCATTTTCTTCATTAAATTGATTTTCATACATAATTTCTTTATATTTTAAATATTTAATAATACTCTTCGCATATTCTTGAAAACTATCATTAATATAAGAATTAATATCAGTATCGCTCACATTAATGTATTCTTCAGTTATATTTAGAATTTCACTTCTATATTTTTGTAAATCTCGTATAAATTCATTGGTTTCTAACATTTTTTCTGGATTATTTTTTACAACATATTTATCATAATTTCCCTTATTCATTAACAATTGCATAGTAACATCATTCATATCAAACCCGGAATTCATATTATCTTCTACAATCGACGTTTCCTCTACTACATCGACTTCTTCATCTGTAGTAGTTTTTTCTATAAGAATATTTTCTTCTTTTAAATCCATAAATAAATATTCGTATAATTTTTATATATTTTTAGCAGATAATATTTAGAATAATTATATTATCATATATATATAATATGTCTCAACAAACCAATAACATTAAAAGAGATAGCGACGTTACTTTATCACGTAAAGTATTACTTAAATCATGGGATCAAGGTGCTGCTTCTGGAAGTAAAAATGGACAACAACGTGTAGTTACACCTTATCGCGCAGTTACTCATATGGGTGATTTTTTAAATCGTATTAATGATACACCTGATTCTACAGGGGTTGCACATGGGGGTTCTCACAAGACTTTTGTTTCCGATTCTTCTGATTATGCCCGTTACAGAAAATTGCGTGCAATGAACCAACAACTCTAATTGTTTTTTTCCTAGTATAAGATATAGATATGACTAAATATTTAGTCGAATTTCTAGCATCTATTTTTTTCGCTTATGTAATTTTATCCACCAGTAATGCTTTAGCCATAGGTTTATCGTTGTCTTTAATTTACTTATTGTATCAAATTATTCCTAACCCTGCAGTGACCATTATGATGACTGCTGCCGGTAAAGCCCCTGCTGAACATTTGATTCCTACTTGTGCTGCTCAAATATTCGGTGCTTTGGTTGCATTAGAATTATTCAAACGTTATAAACTTTAAATCCGATTTATATAATATTTAAATTATTATATAAAGTTACTTTCTCAAACTGCGATAAATGTAATAAAGCATGATGACTGATAAAGAACCAACATAAAAGGTGCTTACAAGGTCTAATTCGACCGATTTATAATTACTGAAACCTTCTGCCTCTACTACTTTTTCAGTATCTTTTTCAAGAGCTTCTTCCAGTTCCTTTTTGCCTACTTGTTTATTCATATTGTTTTGTTGTAATAAAAAGGACATCATATGACCGGTTTCATCTTTTTCTAGGTCCAAAACCAATTCTTTTTTGTCTGATTGAAATTCTGAACCAGACAATTGGGAAAATTTATTTACGTTTACACCTTGGAAATGATTCGAACTTTGTTTTGTATTGTTATAATTTGTAAAACTCTCTGCATCAGCAGCAGCCTTTGCCATAGCAGCCTTTGCCATAGCAGCCTTTGCATCAGCAAAATCCTTTGCCTCAGTAGCCTTCAACACATCATCCTTTGCATCAGCTGCCTTTTTGTTGGCATCAATCATTTTCGTTCGAGCAGCCTTTGCATCAGCATCAGCCTTTCTATACGCATCAGCAGCATCCCTAGCATCAGCCTTAGCCTTAGCATACTCAGGGCGGTTTTTACCACGTAGTCTAGCGATTGAAACACGTGCTGAAGCGTTTCCATTTTTAAGACCTGCACTAGTACGCTCCTTGTAAGCAGTAGTATTTGCATCAGCAGCAATATTTGCGTAAGCAACAGCCTTTGTATACGCATCCTCAGCAGCAGTTTTTGTATCAGCAGCAGTCTTTGCATCAGCAACAGCCTTTGTATACGCATCAGCAGCAGCCTTAGCATCAGCAGCAGCCTTAGCATCAGCAGCAGCCTTAGCATCCGCTGCGACCTTAGCATCAGCAGCAGCCTTAGCATCAGCTGCGACCTTAGCATCAGCAACAGCCTTAGCATCAGCAGCAGCCTTAGCAGCAGCAGCAGCCTTAGCAGCAGCAGCAGCCTTAGCAGCAGCAGCAGCCTTAGCAGCAGCAGCAGCCTTAGCATCAGCAGCAGCCTTAGCATCAGCAGCAGCCTTAGCATCAGCAGCAGCCTTAGCATCAGCAGCAACATTTGCAGCAGCAGCAGCCTTAGCATCAGCAGCAACATTTGCATCAGCAGCAGCCTTAGCATCAGCAGCAGCCTTAGCATCAGCCTTAGCATCAGCAGTGAGGTCTGCTGGGGGTGATGGCGTTACTGTAGTTTTTTTTTTATTTTCGAATTGTGGTGCTTTTTCTTGGTCAGCGGATATGGTGGGTTGTTTTTCGACTTTTGGTGCAGATTCATAAATTCTATTTTCTAGATCACTATTTATTTTATCTCTAAAATTCCCAAAATCGATTGAATGTTCATTTATACGTTTTTCACTAGCATTAATAAGGTCTGTGTTCTCAGAAATGCGTTTATTAATTTCACCAAATTTAGCATCAAATATATTAGTCATTAAATTATTAACAGACATTGATTATATAATATATAATATAACAACATAAAACAAAATACTAAATATATTTAAAAAATACATTATAAGATAGGTATAATGTGTGGAATTTTTGCATTACTAAATAATAAAAATTCATTATCTATGGAATTTATAGAAAAATGTTTTAATTATGGTAAAGGTAGAGGTCCTGAAAATTCAAATATAAGAAATAATATGGTACAAACTATATTCGGGTTTCATCGTTTGGCTATTAATGGACTCGACGATGAATCGAATCAACCAATAGTATACAATAATATTTCACTAATTTGTAACGGTGAAATTTACAATTATAAACAATTATATGATTTACTAAAAACTGATATTACTATGCAAACCAATTCCGATTGTGAAATTATTATTCATTTATATATAAAATTTGGTATTGAACATACATTACAGCTATTAGATGGTGTATTTTCTTTTATTTTATTAGATTCTCGTAATATTGGTAGTAACTATAAATTATATACAGCACGTGACCCTTATGGAATTCGTCCAATGTATATATTAAAACCCAAAAATCACAAATTTAGACAAAATACTACATTTGGATTTGCGAGTGAATTAAAACAATTATCGCCTATTTGCGAAGAATTAAATAAAATGAACAAAAATAAGACTAAACCTAGTGTTATTTATAATGTATTTCAATTTTTACCCGGTTCTTATTCTGAATTTATATTGCCTTTCACAGAAAATTCACTTTGGAAAATGAATAAAATGAATCATTCATATCATAAAATAGGATTTTATACACCTTTACATATTTGTAGTGAAAATATTCCATCATCAGTTCCTTATCAAAGCATTCTACATGATATTCGCATGCATTTACAAAATGCGGTTGAAAAACGATGTAGTACATCTGACCGTCCAATTGCTTGTTTATTATCGGGTGGTTTAGATAGCAGTCTTATTACCGCTCTCGTAAACGATTATCATGTGAACCATAATTTACCTCGTTTAGAAACATATAGTATTGGAGTTGAAAATTCAGATGATTTAATAAACGCCCGTGTTGTAGCAAACCATTTAAATACTATTCATACTGAAATTATTATTAGTGAAAAAGAGATCTTAGATACAATCCCCAAAGTGATACATGATATTGAAAGTTATGATACTACAACAGTGCGAGCCAGTATTGGTAATTGGTTGTTGGGCCAATATATATCAAAACATAGTAAAGCCAAGGTTATTTTTAATGGTGATGGTTCAGATGAATTAATGGGAGGTTATTTGTATATTTCTCATGCGAGTAATTGTCTTGAATTTGATAAAGAATGCAGACGATTATTACAAAATATTTATATGTTTGATGTATTACGTTCAGACAAATGCATTTCATCCCATGGATTAGAACCACGAACACCTTTTTTAGATCGTTCTTTTGTACAATTTTACATGTCTATTTCACCCGAAATTCGTTTTAATACAAATGGTATTTATTCCAAAAATAAAATGGAAAAATATTTA